GTGGAATGCGAGGCAGGCTGGCTCGAAGGGCAGATCGCAGAATGCCAGGATGCGCCGCGTCTCGGCTTCGAGGTCCTGAACCGTGTTTTCGTAGTCGACGCGCAGCACCCTGCCCGGCAGCACCTCGCCCCACCACCGCATGAGCCGGTCGTATTGCAGATAGTACTCCGCCAGCTCAAACAGGTCATACGTGAAAGTCTGGCCGCGTGCGAAGAGCTGCTTGAAGGAACCCATGCAGGAATCCAGAGGATGTCGGCGCGCGTCGATGATCTTGGCATTTGGCAGGATGAGGGCGATGAGCCCCACGCTGGCGAAGTTGTTCGGCATCTTGTCGGTAAAGCGCGGCCGTCCGGTCCGGTAGCGCGCCGCGCGCGCGAGGTAAGCCTTGCCCAGCGCGCGCAAGTCCTGCGGCTCGAGGTCGCTTACCGCTTCCGGATAGGTGACTCCATCCGAACGGAAGCGGCCGATCTCCATCGTCACGCGCCCCAGGGCGGCGAGCTCCGCGGTGCCGTCGACCATGGAGTGGCTGGCGAGGATCTGCTCCAGCAGTGTCGATCCGGACCGGGGCAGGCCGACGATGAAGATCGGGGCCGGATCCGGTTCGCCCTTGCCCCCCAGTTCGGCAAAGAGCCCGGGCGTGAACACCCTGCAGATCCGGTCATTGATCCTTTCGGTCTGAACGGGATCGTATTTGACCAAGGCGCGCTTGCGGGCGTTGCCTTCAAGATAGCGGGCAAAGGCGGTCCGGTAATCCCTCGCATCCTCGCGCGCCTTGCCCAGCGTGAAGAGAATGCCGATACGCTGCGCATCGCTTAGCGTCGGCGCATGAAGCGCCTCCTGCATGAAGGCCTCATCTTCGCGCGTGAAGCGGAATGTCTTGAGATTGGCGAGACTCCACCAGACCTCGCCGGCCAGGGGCTGATGCGCCAGACAGGACCGGTAGGCCGCAACGGCGTCTGCCTGTCGTCCGACGGTCTTGAGCACATGCCCAAGTCCCATGAGGCTTGCCGGATCATCAGGGGCCTCTTCAAGCGCGGCGCGGTAATGCTCCTCAGCACCCGCGAAGTCGCCATAGGCGAACAGTGCATTGGCCAGGTTGGCATGGGCCTGCGCTGACCATGTCCCGAATTTCAGTGCCTGACGGAAAGCCCCGATGGCTTCCTCTACCCGGTCCAGCTCATTCAGGACAGTGCCGAGATTGCTCCATGCAGCTGCGAATTCCGGTGCCAGCTTGACGGCATGCCGGGCGGCCTTCTCGGCCTCGTCCAGCCTGCCAAGTGCAACAGCCGCGACGGCCAGCAGGCGCAATGCATCCACATTGCCGGGCTCAAGCGCGAGGGCTTCGCGATAGCGCGCGACCGCATTCTCGGCATCACCCTGCCGCTGCCGCTCTGCACCTTCGGCGACCAGCCGCCGCGCCGGGGCGAGAGCGAAAAAGCGCTCAAAGGCCGCGTCGGCAGCCGCGCCCGCGCCAGACCGCGCCAGCGCCTTGCCGGCGCGCAGCCAGGCCTGCGCATTGCCCGGATCGCTTTCCGCCCGGCGCAACAATTCCTGCGCTTCGCTTGTCGTTGCCAAGTGTGGTTCTCCCGTCATGCGCCAAAGCTAGCGTGCGGCTGACTTACTGTCGATGAGGGCCAACGGGCACAGATTGCCCTGCGCCCGCCGGACTTTCACCTGATCAGCCGATGGCCTGGATCTTTCGGCTGTTGGTGAGGACGGCGGCGAGCACATGCTCGATGTCCTCGCGTGTCACGTCACGCTCGCCGGTGGCCTGCACGAGGCGCTCATGGGCCTGGTTGACGAGCGCGATCAGGTCGCGGCCGGTCGTGACGGCGGCCGGCAAGTCGCGCAGGATCGCGTGCAAGAGGTCGAGGGTTGCCTGCAAGGTCATCGCCCAGTCTCCGTCAGTTGGTGGCGGGCATCCGACAGGGCGCGCGTGACCGTATCGATGGCCACGAGGGCCTTCAGCAGTTGGCCGGTGTCCACTTCTTCCGCATTCAGTACAGGCGTGGCCGCAGAAATTGCTTCGGTGGCTGCCTGCTCTGCTGCGCGGATGCGCTGCCAGTGTTCCTGGTCGCGGCATAGGTGGACCTCCGGCGGCGACTTGCATGGCGGCAAGTGTCCATAAATGAGCACGGCCTGCTGCAGGATCGCGTAGGTTTCCAGCGTCATTGCGGCGGCGCGTCGTGCGCCGCCGTCGAGCTGGTACGGTGCCAGCAGCGCGCAGGCCGTAGCCAGCACAAGCGTCACGCTGGCGACAAGCACGTTGATGATGGTCTTCATGCGGACCTCCAGCTCAGCGCCTTGGTGGCCTGGAAGCGGCCGATGAAGGCCATGATGCCGGCGCCGATTTCCGCGGCGCCTGTCAGCAGCGCCACGAGTTCGTCCTGCAGCCTGGCATCAAGGTCGATGCCGGCGAGGCCGAGAAGTCCTGCGAGGACGGAGACGGCGGCGGCCCAGGCTGTCCTGGAACGCCACCATGGTTTTGTTGTGTTCATTCGTTTTCCTTTCGTTTGTTGTCTGGCGCGTATTGCGCCTTGAGGCTGTGCGCGAGCTCGGTGACGCTTGTCCTGAGATCGCGGGTGGCCTGGCCCAGCGCGTGAACTTCGGCTTCGAGCCGGGCGAGGCGTTCGGCGGTGACGGTCGAGTGCTCGATCGTCAGTACACGGCGTGACAGGTCGGAGGCCCACCAGAGGCCGGCGAACCCGGCGCTCGCGACGTAGACGAGCGTTGCCGGGCCAACGAGTTTCTCCATCATGGGCGGTAGACCCTGCGGTCGAGTTCGATGTGCGGGCCGTCCTTGAAGTCGCGCCAGTCACCGCCCCAGGCAATCGGCACGCCGAGTTCGCGGCTGGCCTGCTTGAAGGCCTGCGCCACAATCCTGAACGGTGGCCATTTCCACGTCAGCATGCCGCCGACGATGGGTGCGAAATCGACGGCCATGCCGCTGAGGTGGCGCGAGTTGAAGGTCTGCGAAGCGCCTGCCTCGACGAGTTCGCGCTGCCGCTTGAGCGAGCGGACGCCTTCGGTGATGACGAAGTCGATGGGTGAGAGTTCCGCGGCGCGCATCACGACGCGGCGCAGGTCGGGGTGGATGCCCTCCATCTTGCGGAGGGATTGCGGGTTCAGCATGAGGTTCCTTTGGTTGTGGCGTGTCATGGCGGTTCGCCTCCGCCTCCCCCGCCGCCACCGCTTCCGGTGTCCTGCAGCGAGAAGGGGCATGAAGCGAGGAGCGCGCTGGCGCCTGACAAGTTGTTGAGGGAGAGCGTTCCCGACCACGTGGTCAGGTCGCTGGCATTGGCGAGCTCGATCTGGAGCGTCTGGCCATTGCCGATGGAAAAGTCAGTGGCGAAGCCCGCTGAGGCCTGCGCCACCTGGATGCCGTCACGCAGGACGGCGAGGGTTCGCTGCGTTGAGAGCGGCACCGAGACCGAGGCGCGCAGCGTGACGGGAATGGAAATGCCGCTGATGGTGACCGGCGGCGTCAAGGCCGTGGCGACGAAGCCGGCGTCTGACAAAGGTGGCCACGTGAACGGGTCAGGCGTGACGTCGGTATCTGCCGCGCTCGCGGCAAATCCGCAGAGAGATGTGAGCGTGAGCATGGGCGTCAGGCATCCGTATTGGCCTGCGTGACGTAGAACAGCGTCACGCCGACCAGCCTTGCGTCGACGGGCAACGTGTCCCCTGCATCTGCTGCGAGCCTGAACAGGTCGAGGGCCAGCGTGGCGCTTTCGGGCGGCGTCGCGGCCGGACTGAAGGGTGGCGTTTCCGGGCTCCTGTAGAGCGCCTGGGCCACGCCGCCGGTGTCGATGACCTGCACCGTGCTGCCAAAGGGCGTGTCGAGCGCGCTGCCATCACCGATCGACAGAAGCCGTAGGCCCCAGACGACGTTGAAGTTGGCGGCTGCTGCGCCGTGGCACCAGGTGACGCTGGCGGCGAGGGCTGCCCGGTTCCAGGACCGGGGCATCTGGATGAGCACCTGCGCGTGCTCCTGGGTCGCTGGGTCGAAGTCGAGCGTGCGCAGGGTCAGGCGATTGCCGGGCAGTTCGGTCGTGAGCGCCGATGCGCCGGATGTCAGTCGCGGCGTGAAGGCGGCGGCCGGGATCCAGATCGTCTGGCGCCCAGCTGCAATCTGGCTGACGGGGATGCGCTGTGCAGTGGCCAGCGCGATGCTGCGTACCAGGACCTCGTGATCGGGGGACACGGCAGCAGCAGGCAGGGAAGCCATGGCGTTCGCCATGAAGGCGGGCACGGCAACCCGGTTCGAGGCATTGGCTTCGGAGGCATCGACGAAGGGGATCGTGTCCCCTGCGGCACCGCCTGTCGCATCGGCCGGTAGCAGAGCGAGGTCGATCGACGTGCCGATCCCCAGCGTGGCGCGCGCCGTTGCCGGGTCGGGATCATCGAGCAGCGTGGATGCAAAGGCCGAGACCGTCTGCAGCGACAGGTTCGCCGGAACCTTGCACTCGAAGCCGCTGCCGTCCGCGGTGATGCCCAGCAGTTGGCCACCCCGCGTGGGATGCGGCTCGGGCAGCGCGAGGTCGCGCCTGTCCGTGCCGGGCGGCAGGAGTGGCGCCCGCGCGATCCGTTCGTCCAGCGACTGCATTTGCGTCACCACCCGGTCGAACTGGGCCTCGATGGTTTCGGCGCTGAAGGCGCCCGAGGCCTGGAGGTCGAGCTCCTGAACGAGCTCGGCCGCGTGGCTGATCGTGATCCTTGTTCCGATGGCTGGCGCGGTGGTGAGGATGATGGCGCCGGGACCGGGCAGCGGACTGCCGTCCCAGGCGAAGTCGACGCCAAACGTTAGCAATCGGTCAACAAGCGTGGCCGGCGCCCGGACATGGACGCGCAGGTCGGCCAGGGACCAGATCCGGCCGGGCACCGGAAAGCGCAGCGTTGCGCCATCGCCCGCGTAGGCCACGCGGGCGGCTGAAGACAGGACAGTCATTAAATACTCCTTGGTAGAGTTGAGGTTACTTTAGGGATCGGTGCTCAAGGTCGCGAACTGGGCAAGCCAGTCCCTGATTTTTCGGGGACGGTTTGATCACGCGTGCCTTACGAGCGCATTCGAGCAAGGACATGGACGTCGCCTGGTTTGTGAGCGCCAATGACAGGCTGTTCGGGCCCTACAGCCACGAGCAGATGAAGTCGTTTGCGCTGCAGAAGCGCCTGATGCCCCAGTCCCTCGTCAGGATGGGAAGCGAAGGCGGCTTCGTGCCGGCCGAAAGCCACGCTGCCCTCGCCCGCCTGTTCGTGGCCGGCGAAGGTTCGTCTTCGAGCGGTCCGCAAAGACCGCAGGCGGCGGCCCCCCAGGCAACCACCAACATTGCTGACGGACAGATCTCGAACTTCGTGGTGATCGTCGACGTCCGCTCGGGATCGTTCCGGAAGGCCGAAAGCGAGATCAAGACACTCGGGCGCACGCTTCGGATCAACCAGCAGACCTGGCTGCTGCAGACCGACAAGCCGGCGAACACGATCAAGAACGCGCTTGCGCCGCATCTCGGTGCCGATGATCCGCTCGTGGTCATCGATGCCGGCCGCAACAGGCTGGCGTGGCACAATCTCGGTGTGTTCGAGGCCTCGAGCGCACGCGAACTCTGGAAGCTGCCCGGCGAACGGGCGTAGGGCTCAGGCTGCCATGTCTCCCACCGCCACGAGCGGCGACAGGGACAGGATGTCGAGCGGCAAGGCATCGCGCTGGCGGATCCAGATGCGGGTCGCAGGACTGAAGTCCGATGCCGGAAAAATCGTTACATCCCCTGAACGTAGTGGCGGCGCGGCGTCCATCGGATCCGATGCGTCCCGACGCAGGATGTCTTCTGATGGTCCTTCGGCTGAGGTTGCCACCTCGCCGCCCATCGCGTTGTGCACCCTCAGGCTGAGCCGGGGGATACGCTTGGCGTGGCCCTGCAGGAAGGCGCCGCCGAGGACATCGATCCGCAGCGTGCGCAGGATGCTCTCAAAGGCCAGTCCGGCCCAGACATTCATCGCCGGTCGCTCCAGCGTGATCGCCCCGTTCTGCACGCGGCAGTCGCTGTGCAGCGCGCCATCTGCCACCACCCTGATCATGGCGCCTTCGAGATGATGCAGGCCCGAGACGGCCGAGACCGGCGCTCCGCGGTAGCGCAGCGCCGCATCCAGAAACCCCATGCTGTCTTTGTCGAGCGCGTCTGCGGGCTCGAAAGGCGGTGCCAGGATTTCGATGAAGCGCCTTGGTTCCCCTGCAATCACGCGCCGCACGACCATCCAGAGATCGTCGGTTGCGCCTGTCGATGAAGGCACGACGGCGATGCTTTCCACCGTGCCGCCGAAGTCGTGGCGTGCCCAGGCATAGAGTTGCTGCTCGGGGCGGTAGGTCAGCGAGAGCACGCGCCCATCCTCGCGCAATGCCCAGAGCACCGACAGCGGGTTCTTCGCCCATGCCAGGGCCGTGAGCGGGCTGTCGCGCGTCAGGTGCTCAGCGAGTTCCGTCAGGTCCATCGAAGTGTAGCCACCGGCATCGGGGCGGCTCGCAAGCGAGAAGAGCTTGCGCCCTGCCCGGTTCACGAACAGCGTTTCGAGCCCGACCTTTACGGGCTGCGCGGCGTTTGCGCCTTCGCCCGATTGCGGAACGATGCGGGTGTTCGATGGCGTGATGGGGTCGCCCAGCCCGCCGCCGAAGGCTGCAAATTCCTGTGCGAGCGTCCCGACGAGGAGGTCGGAGGCCGATGTCAGCCAGCGCACGGGATCGGCCTGGTTGGCAGCGATGTTGTATGAAATCGTCTCGTCATCGCGGGTGCCCGGCAGGAAGTTCGTGTAGTCCGCCGAGGCGGAGGCCCACAGGCCGAAGGGCTGCGCGCACGTGTTGGCGAAGACGAGCCGCTGCTCGTGCAGCGCCACGCAGGCGGGATAGCCGCGCGCGGGCGAGAAGGCGCCTTCGGCCCACAGCCACGTGGCGAAGCGCCTGACGCTGCCGCCGCCCGTGAAGGCGGAGGGTGACGCCGCATTGGCAAGATCAAACCCCGTCGGCGTGACGTTGATGATCTTCCAGTCGCCATTGGCCTGCACGGCACCGCCCACGCCGGATATGGTGACATAGTCTCCCTCGTCGAAGCCGTGTCCCGGCGCCTGGATGCTGCAGGTGCCGCCTGAGGACGTGACGCCGGTGATGGTGCGCGCGGCGGGCGCCAGTCCGGCCGGCAGATAAGTCATGGCGGTGGCCTGCATCGTCTTGCTGTCGATCCAGCTATCGAGGCGCAGGATGGCCCAGCGCGAATGCAGGTAGCGCCACTTCTTGCGGTTGGCAGCACCGGCGGGATTGTCCCAGGCGTCGCCCTCGGTGTGCGAGGGCGCAACCGTACCCGTCTGCGCGCCGGATCCGGCATCCGTCAGGGCGTAGACATGGCCATTGCTGGATACTTGCGTGCCTGCCGCCGTCGAAAGGTTTTCTCCCGGTGACCAGGGGCTCACGTTCTGGTCGGACAGATAGAGTTCCTGCATGCGGAAGTAACTGCCGGCGTGCTGGCCGGTGAAGAGAGGTGCGGAGGCGCGCAGCGTGACCTGTGCGCCGGGCTGCACACCGGAGGCCGCGCTTGCCATCACCCGCACGGCATCATTTGCATTGAGGGGCGCAAAGGGCCCACGCTCCAGCGGCAGGACGGACAGCGTCCACGCGGCGTGCCCTGTGCGGGTCAGCGTGCGCGGCGCATGATCCGGGTGGACGAGGTAAAGCACGTCGGCGGACTGTGCATGGCGCAAGGCGTCGAGTTCGCTGGCCTGCCAGGGCGACGCGATCTCGTAGAGCCGCGAGACGGTGCCGCCAGTCAGGTAAGGCGGCAGCGTTGTGGTGTCGGTTCCGGACAGCTCAAAACTGTCGGCGTTTGCGTTGGCCACGATGAACTCGCGATTATTCAGCAGCCCCATGCCGCGCACGCCAGTCACGAGGATGCGCTCGCCGTTCGAGAAACCATGCGCGAAGGCGGTGACGCGCGCGGGGTTGCCACGCGTGATGTCGAGAACTGGTCGGGACACGGAGGTTACGGGTGCCCCGTCCTTCCAGACCCGGATGACGCCGTCCCCGAATTCCAGCATGTAGGCCTGCACCGTCGAGAAGACGAAGGGGATCAGGCGCCCCTTGGTCAGCGGATCGCGAACGGCACCGGCGAAGCGCGTCCCGTGGCGACGCATCAGTCCGCCTTCCGGGCGAATGATGAAGTTTTCGACCAGCTCGGCGCCGCTGGCATGTTTCTGCAGGTCGGCGCGGCCATAGAGGCGCGGCGAGAGTTCTCCGGCGGAGAATGAAAACTGGCTTGTTGACTGGCGCATGTCACACCTCTTCGCTGGTGGGCACGTAGCCCTGGTCAAAGCGCCCATCGAGCCAGCGGCCACGTGTCTGGCGCTGCGTGCACCCTTCATCTGCATCGCGGCGGCGGGCGTCTGCGAGCTTGGCCTGGAAGAGTTGGTAGAGGCTGGTGGCGCGGGACTGGCTGTCGCTGAGCTGCACGGCGAGATCGGCCGCAAGGCGCGTCACGAGGGCGTCAGTGAACAGCACGTCGAAGGTGGCGGGATTGGTCACGCGGGCGGTGTAGGACACGAGCAGCGGCGCCGGGGCGCTGGCCAGGATGGCGCGCTGCTCGACTTCCCATGGGACGTTGCCTGGATTGTGCACGGCCCGCACGAGCAGGCAGTCTGCCGGCAGCGGGAATGCGGCAGCGTAGCCAAAGGCTGGCCTGTCTGCGGAAGCCGGCAGGCTCGCGCGCTGCGTCGCGAAGTTCCAGTCATAGCTCCTCAGCACGGCGTCGCGTGCGTAGGGATAGCGGCGGCGGCAGGCGCGCGCGGCTTCGCTCTTCTCGTCGAGCGAAACGATTTCGGCGCCGCGGCCGATCTCGGCCAGCGCCATGTTGCAGATCGCAACTTCAGAATACTCACCAAAGGCGGGCATGGGTTTCCTTTCCTGTTACGGGCCACCCCGCAGGCGTTCGGGCCTGCGGGGTGGCGTGTTGCGCCTAGCTCTGGGCGAAGTAGAGGTCGACGATCAGCGTCCCGGCCAGCGGCAGGGCTGCCGTGGCGATCGAGAGCAGCACGGTCTCATCGGCAGCGAGGCGCGTGGCCTGCGCGGCGGCCCGACCGAAGTTGACGGGCGTGTCGATCAGCGTGTGCGCTGCCGGGGCGCGGTACTTTGCCGGTGCAGCAGCAATGCCGATGGAGACCAGGGAAGTGCCGAGGGACACGTCCGAGGTGATGGTGCCGCACAGGAACGTCTCGCCGGCTGACGGGAACGCGAGCACGATCGTGTCGGCGGGCGTCTGTCCGGCCAGCGTGATCTTCTCGCGATGCACGCGGACATGGCCGCCCTGCAGGCTGCCATCCACGAGACCGGGAGGCGTGCTCCCGCGGGGCGCCGTGTAGGCGCCGTAAAAAGTAGGCATGATGATTGTCCTATGTTGTCAGTATTGCGTTATTCAACGCGTAGTCAGGGGTGCGTCATTCGACGCAGGCGATTTCGACGACGCCGTTTTCCTGCATGCGCGTGGCACCGGCGGACATCGAGTAGAAGACCTGCGTCGCGTAGTTCTTGTCGGAACGCTCGGTGATGCGGGCTGAGGGTTCCTGGCCCAGGCCCAGCACGACCTGGTCACGCTGCCAGGCGAGGCAGGCGCGTTCGGCGCCGGAGATGATCGGCAGGATCTTCGTGCCGTCGATGCGCGTGCCGTCGACGCGGATGACGGAGAAGCCGAGGAACGTCTCGAGTTCGCCCTGCACCAGCGCCTTGACGGTATTGAAGTCGGCCGAGGTCACCTGCGTCGTGTTCAGCAGGTCCTCGAGCTGCTCGGACGTCACGGCGATGAAGCGGCCGTCGCTGTCCATGTCGGCTGCGTCCAGCGCCTTCTTGGCCTGGATGAGCTTCCCGATGGTCAGGCCGGCGCCCAGTGATGGCAGGCGCTGCGCGCCGGGAAAGGGTACGGCGGTGGAGCCGTTCTCGCCGGTGAACGCCACGCCGCGCATCGCGTCGACGATGACCTCGTCAAGCGCTCGCCCCATCGCGTTGGCGGCGCTGCGGGCATAGGTCGAGGTCGGGTCGATCAGCATGCGCAGCTTGTCTTCCTGGTCGATGAGGTCGGCCCAGTCGAAGTCATCGATCGAGCAGCGCCGGCGGGCGTGCGGCGTGTCCATGCGCGGGGTGTCCGCGTGCCGGGAGGTGCGGCGGCGGGCAGCCGTCGCACCGATCTGGTCGAAGAAGGCCTGCTTGCCGTTCACGTTCTCGACGCGAACCGCGTCCCTGAGCTTCGAGCCCTTCTGCTGGGCCAGCATGGTGACGTTCGCCGCGTACTGGCTGACGAACGCCGTGGTGATCTGAGTTGACATGTGAATGTCTCCACAAAGGTTTCTGTTGTCGTGTTTTTGACGGTGCGGGTGCCCCTGCCTTCGTGGCGGGACCGCGTCCTTGATGTGCGTCGCAACATCCGGTGCGGCTTGTCTTGCAAGCGTGCGGCGGGCCTGTGCGTTTTCGCGCACCCGGGTGTCCGCAATTGTTAAGATCCTGGCAGCCACGCGGGTTCGTGGCGCATTCCTGCGGCTGAGCGCGCTACCTTAGGGTTTCCTTGCCTAATGAGGCCATTGCATGTAAGTTAGGACTTGTGACGGCTGCACGATTTGAAGTGCGGGCCGGGAATGCCTAGACACTAGCGCTCTGCAGCACGGTGGCTGCGCAGGCCAGGCTCCCCCCTTCAAGCAAAACATCGTTCCGCTGTTCCAATCGGCTTGGGCATTTCGCCCGCGCCAAACATACATACCTAGGATCAAGTACATGGCCTCGCATTCCGGAACGGTAAAATTCTTCAACGAGTCGAAGGGATTCGGCTTCATCACGCCTGATGGCGGCGGCAAGGACGTATTCGTCCACGCGACAGCTGTCGAGCGCGCTGGGCTGAGAAGTCTGCGCGAAGGTCAGCGCGTCAGCTTCGACACGGAAGCCGACACGCGTGGGCCAAAGGCTGTGAACCTGAAGGCAGCCTAAGGGCGCCACGCAGTTCAAGCAGTTTGGGGGCGGCCGCCGGACGAAACGGTTCGGGGCCGCCCTGTTTTTTACAGGAGGCAGATGCATTGAGAAAAGACCGGGACAAACCCAAAGAAAAAGACCATAGCGCCGAGCCGCCGAAGATTCCGGTCGTGCATGACATCTCTGGCCGCATCCCTGCCATGGCTGACGCCGAGCTGAATTCCCTTCTCGCGAATGCACGACGCCTCCTGGCTTCGGGTACCGCGATCCAGAAGAAGACGGCCGAGATCCTCGTCCCGCTGATCGAGACGGAAGTCACGACCCGGCAGGCCGCGAAGGAAGAAGCACGCAAGGCGCGCACCTCGTCCAAGCGCAAGAAAGACGCCGCTGCCAAGAGCGACCCGACGGATTCGTCCTCGACAGCCTCCTAGTCGCCTTCCTTCATGTAGGCGCGCTCGAACATCGTGCGCACCTGGTCGACCAGATCGAAATGATCCGGATGATCCCGCTTCACATAGGCTGGCCTGGCCATGAGTTCCCTAGCCCTGCGAATGGCGTCGCCGGGTGCCAGGCCCTGAAGCGCCCCTGAGTCGCCTTTCAGCGTATCCTCGGCCAGCGACGCGCCCGCGCGCGCGAAGGCGCGGATGAGATGCGGGTTGTTTCCAAGCCCGCTCTCATTGAGGAAGGCCACGAGGTCTTCCCCCCCAAAGTACTTCGCTGCCCGCGCGGCCTGCGTCAGTTTCAGGCTGTAGTCGGGACCCCACTCGCCCTTCAGCGCTTCGCTGGCGCGCGTCTCTTCGTCGTTGCGCGTACGCCCTACCGCGGCGAAGGTCTCGGCCTGGTGGGTGGCGTAGAAGTCGAGGAGGCCCTGCACCTGATGCGGCATGAGGCCGAGCTTGTGCGCCACGGGCAGCGCGGCCTGCTCGAAGGCTTCATCATAAGGCACTCCTTCCGGCAGTTGCGGGCGGGCGAGCTGGTAGCCCGCTGGCTCTCCGGGAATGCCGAGGCGTTCGCGCGCCACTTCATCCCAGACGCCATCGCGTGGCACCGGCACCTTTCCGGCGCCAATGGCGCGCTGCGCATGCGCGTAGGCCTGCACGACGTCGGCCGGCGAGCGATAGCCCTTGGTCTCGACGAGCTGGCGCAGCTCCGGGGTGAGCTGTCCGATCCAGGCGGCGTCCGGCGCATCCGGCGCCACGGTTTCATTCGCTTCAGTCATCTGTTGTTTCCCTGTCGGTAATCTCTACGAAGTCTTGCGGCTGCAGGGCTGCGAGGCGCGCGATGTGCAGCCAGACGCGGCGCTTGCCTTCCTCAACGCCGCGCTCGAAGCCGGACGTGCCCGCGATGGGCGCGGTCGCGTTGCAGAACACCGCGATGTCCCTGAGGAACAGCGGGTGGTTGCTGCACATGGCGCGATAGTCGTCCGCCACGCGCCGGGCGGTTGGTCGTCCCCACAGGAGGGACAGGAGGTCGGGGAGTGATTTCATCAGTTTCTCCGGTTGGTGTGTCAGGTGCTGCATTGCTGCAGCGGGCCGCCCGCCCTATGAAGCGGGTCGGAAAAAGGCGAGGCACAGGTTCATGGTTCAGCACATTTCTTCGGGTTCTCCTTTCGAGCGTGACATGGCGTATTCCCGCGCTGTCGTGGACGGCGACTGGATCTTCGTGTCCGGCACGACGGGCTTTGACTACGAGACGATGACGATTTCCGACGACGTGGCGGTGCAGGCCGACCAGTGCTTCCTCAACATCGCGAAAGCGCTGCAGCAGGCGGGTGCCTCGCTGAAGAATGTCGTGCGCGTGCACTACATTCTGCCGGTCGCAGATGATTTTCCGGCCTGCTGGCCGGTGCTGCGCAAGCATCTGGGCGATGTGCGTCCGGCGGCCACGATGTTCAGTGCGGGGCTTGCCGATCCGCGCATGAAGATCGAGATCGAAGTCACGGCGCGGCGCGGAAACTAGACGGCCACGGCTGCCCGCAGCCGCATGTCCCGCACCTGGTCGGCACCGCGCATGATGCGGGCGGGCACGGCCCAGCCGCGACCCATGACCTGCACGGCTTCGTCGTGGTCGATGTTGTCGATGACGGAAGGCGAGACCGCTGACACCGGGCCCATGCTGTCATAGAGGCGGCTGACGGCCTGCGCTTCCGATGCCATCTGTGCGCGGGCGAGCGGTGAAACGTATTCCACCTTCAGATCCTGCCCTCGCATTTCCCTGGGCGGTTCGGGCAGGCGTCCTGCGCGCAGCAGGAGACCAAAGCGGCGCCGGATGAGGGGCGAGAGGAACTCGCTCTGGATGCGGCCGAGATTGGGCCCTAGCAGGCGCAGCTTCTCCTCGTGGCGCGCCATGAACTCGGTCGCCGTCATGTTCGGGCCGGACGACATCTGCATCAGCGACAGCTGGAAGGCATCGCGGACAGCCTGGCGGCGTTCGGCGATCAGCTCGAGCGCCATTGACGGGTTGGCGCCGGTGTAGATCGGCTTGATGCGCAACTGGCCTTCGTGGTCGAGCGCGCCATAGGTGATCCCGCCCGGCCGCGTGTGCGCGCCGCGGGACAGGCCCTTGTCGGGCACGGCCATGGGCGGGTCGGCCATGAGTTCGGCGGACCTCAGCACGGTTTCCTCCATGCGCACCAGCAGGCGCACATCCGGCAGGACCTGGTCGCCGATGCCGCGGCCATAGGCTTCGCCGGCGGCCTGCGTCCAGCGCGGGACCTGGTAGGGCATCTCGAAGTAACTGCCCTGCCCCACCACTGTCGCGTGGTCTTCCTCAACATAGACCGAGGCAAATGGCTTGGCGGCGGCCTGCGCGGGGTCGGGCTGCGGAAAGACGGCATGGAGAAAGGCCACGCGCTCGACGGCATTGGCCTCTGCGGCCTTGCGGACGCGTGCGCTCACGGCTTCACCGAACATCTCGACCGCCTGGCGCGGCGTGAGGCTGAAGCGCCTGAATACGGTGTCGATTTCGCCATGCGCGTTTTCGGCGATGTGGCATTCCGAGAGGGCGCGGACGGTGTCGTTGAAGCGTCCTGTCCCCGGGATCTCGCCGGAGTAGAAGACGGCGGTGCCGAAACAGGCGAGGTCCGCAAAGAGTCCGGGCAGGACGGCGTAGAAGCGCGAGGCTTGCGGGCCGAAGGAGTCCAGCAGCCGCGTTTCGGCTTCATAGAGCCAGTCGCGGACGGGGTCGTATCCGTTCAGGTCCTCGTCCGCGAGCTTCAGGGCGAACCAGCGATTGGCCGGGTTCGTCATCATCCCGTAGATCCCGGCGGCGAAACCCTCCACGGCGATGCGCGCAGTCGAGTCGAGCAGCAGGACCGAGCGCCGGGGCGAAGAACTCTCTCCCAGGAGAGCCGGCAGATGCTGCGGGCGCATATAGGCGGCGATTTCCCGCCATTGACGCTCGAGACCGGTACGCTCGGCCTTCAGCCTGTTGCAGTGCAGTATCAGTTGTTGTGGGGTTGGTGACAT